CTTGAGAATCCTCAAATGATAGCAGCATTTAATACTGTACTTAATGGTGGATATCAACAATGGATATCTACAGATATTAAAGATACAGAAGGTAGAGAAGCACTTTATCACAAACAAAGAGCCATCTTAGAAGTTAAAAATACTCTAGTACAAACTATCGAGAACGGACAGATACTAGAAGAAGAACGCAAAGGAGGTAAGTGATGAGTGACGATAATATACCTATGAAGGAAAGTAACGTAGGAGGAATTCCTGTGACTGATGTTGAATCAGCACAGAAAGCACTTCTTGACTCGATGAGGGCTTCGAAAGAACAACCTGAAACAGTTGAAGAAGAAACAGAAACTCAGGAAGCAGTTTCTGAACAGGCAACGGATGTTGCCGAATCAGTTGAAAACGATGTGGTCGATACACAAGAATTGACTGCAGACGACTTAGTTGATGATGACCAACAAGAACAAGTCAGCGAACCTAAAGTATATACTGTCAAAATTGATGGCAAAGATGCGCAGGTTACCGAAGATGAGTTATTGTCAGGTTATAGTAGACAAGCTGATTACACTAGAAAAAGTCAAGTATTGGCAGAGCAACGCAAAAAGATGGAAGAAGAACTCTCAGCGACTCAACAAGAAAGACAGCGATATCAATCACAACTTGAGCAATTTAAGACACAAGCCGATTCCAAATTAGAGGAGTTCAAATCGGTAGACTGGACAAAACTCAAGGAAGAAGACCCTATGGAATATGCTCTCAAAAGAGACCAATATAGGGAAATTCAGGAAACAAAAAGGTTGGCAGACGAAGAACAACAACAATTAGTCGAAAGACAGCAATATGAAATGCAACAAAAGTGGAATGAAGAACTACAGAAACAGCAAGAAGTTATAGCTCAAAGATTACCTGAACTAACCGATCCAGAAAAAGGACCAAAACTTAAATCAAGTATTAAGTCATTTGCTCTTAAAAAAGGATTTACAGAACAGGAAGTTGACAGTTTAATTGATGCTAGATCAGTAGATGTACTTCACAAAGCTATGATGTATGAATCGCTTTTAGAAGCTAAGATTAGCAAGAAGAAAGCAAAGATTGTTCCTAAGATGCAAAAACCAGGTACACCTAGTACCAAAACTGAAGTTAATAGTGAAAAGGTAAAGCAAACACGAGCAAGACTTAAAAGGACAGGTAGAGTTGATGATGCAGCAGCAGTAATCAAATCTTTAATGTCATAAGTCTAATACTAACTTTTAACACAAAGGTGTAATAATGGCACAAGCAACAAATACATTTGAAACGTATGATGCTGTGGGTAACAGAGAAGATTTACAGAACGTAATCTATAACATCTCTCCAACAGATACACCATTCATGTCTTCAATTGGTTCAGGTAATGCTGAATCTACAAAGCACGAATGGCAAACTGACTCACTAGCTTCAGCAGCTTCAAATGCTCAAATAGAGGGAGATGATTCTCCAAGTGCTGCGTTATCTGCAACTTCTCGTGTTTTCAACTATACACAGATTTCTTACAAACCTGTTATGGTCTCTGGAACACAAGAAGCAGTAAATCACGCAGGTAGAGATTCTGAACTAGCTTATCAAATAGCAAAAGCTGGTAAAGAACTCAAAAGAGACATGGAACTAGACCTTACAGGTAAAAACGCAGCTACAGCAGGTTCTGGAAACGGAGCTTCTGCTCGTAAATCTGCAGGTTTTGAGTCTTGGACAACAACAAACAACACTTATGGTGCAGGTGGAGGAAACTCTAGTGGTACTGTAACAGATGGTACACAAAGGGTTCTTACAGAAGCTATCTTAAAAGGTGAGTTAAAATCTTGCTTTGATAATGGTGGCGACCCTGACCTACTATTAGTTGGTTCATTCAACAAACAAAAAGTATCTGGTTTTACAGGTAACTCAACTCGTATGGACATGGCAGAAGATAGAAGCTTAGTAGCTACTATTGATGTTTATGTTTCTGACTTCGGTGAAGTAAGAGTTGTAGCTGACAGATTCCTACGTTCTTCTGGTAGAAGTGCGTTGGTTGTTGATACAGAAATGTTTGCGACTGGTTTCTTGAGACCTTTCCAAACACAAGAACTAGCAAAAACTGGTGATGCTGAAAAACGCTTACTACTCGCTGAGTGGACACTCGTTGCTAAAAATGAAGCATCTTCAGCTACTATTGCTGACTTGACAACTTCATAAAAAATATTTTTCATGTAACTTTCTCATCATGAAAGGGGCAGGTTTTTCTCATATTGTTTTCCTGCCCCACCCAAGATACTGATTAATAATGACCTTGAAGAACGTATCGCTTCGGAACGAGGGTTATTAACTAGGAGACTTTAATGAGAACATTAAATGATTATTTTGTAACAGCAGAGATAGAAGACGTATCTACTGCATCTAGTACATTCGTTGCTATCCCAGATGGTGGACGAGTAGTTAAAATTATATCTGCACTACAAGGTGCTATTAGTGGTGGTAATGCTGCAGTTTCTTTTGAAATCGGTGGCACAGCTATTACTAATGGCGGTATTACAGTTGCCCACTCAGGTTCAGCAGCAGGTGATGTAGATACATCAGTTCCTACAGCAGCTAACTCAGTTGAAGAAGACGGAACTATTGAAATGATAACAGATGGTGGTTCTACAGGAACAGCTAAATTATTAGTAACATTTGTAATTAGGAGATAAGCATGTCAAGAATGAGAGTAACAAATACTATCGTAAGAGGTGTTACTGCTACATCTCAACAGTCTACAGCTACTGATGCAAATACTGAGTATGTCAGAATCGTATCTGATACAGATGGAGTTCATATAGCTTTTGGTGCATCACCAACAGCAACAACAAGTACAACAATACTTGGTGCATATGACCCTGAAATATTTAAGATTGATGGTGGCATGAAAGTCGCTGCAATACTTGCAAGTGGAACAGGTAATATTTATATAGATGAGTTAAGTGAATGAAACGTAAGATAGGACAAAATCAGATATTTCATTATCATAATCCTACTGGCGAGTTCGCTATAGAACACATCGAAAACATACAACCCCTTATTGATTCTAATAAGAAATTACAGAACGAAGATCATCATAAAGCAGATGAGTTTAGACTCTCTGCTCGTATTCCTATGACTGTAGTTTATGAATGGAAAAGACTATTTGGGGTTGATTTATTTAATAAAGACCACAAAGAAGCAGTAAAAAAACTTATTAACAGTCCTGATTACAGGTATCTAAAGACAACCAATAGGCGAATATAATGGCAATAACGAATTACTCAGAACTTAAATCAGCTATCGCTGACTGGTTAGATAGAACAGATTTAACTGACCAAATACCTGATTTTATTACACTAGCAGAAGCTAGACATAAAAGAGATTTTAAACTTAGAAGAATGGAAACAAGGGTTACAGCAAATACTATAGCTGATACCGAGTATTATACATTGCCTGATAATTATGTTGCTATGCGTAATATACAACTAAATACTGATCCTAAAACACCTTTAGAATATTTAACACCTGAACAAATGGACAGAATTTATGCAGGAAGCAATAAAGGCAAACCTAAAGCATACAGTATCATTGGTAATGATATACAGCTAAGACCACTACCTGATAGTGTATACGAAATAGAAATATTATATTTTAAACATTTTGCCGCATTATCAGATTCAGCACCTACTAATGAAATGCTAACTAACCATCCTGATGCTTATCTTTATGGAGCATTGGTTGAAGCAGAACCTTATTTACAAAACGACAAAAGATTACAAACATGGTCTAGTCTTTATGATAGAGCAAAACAAGATATAATAAGTTCTAATGAAAGAGATAGACACTCAGGTGTAGCACCAACAACAAGAATTGATTACGGATTATATTAATGACAGTTTGGGCAGAACAATCCACAACTAGCACAAATTGGGATTTAGCAGGTACATTTTTATTTAAAACAGAAGATGATTTGTTTTTTTTAGCAACAGAAGATAACAATACTTTGCAGCAAGAAAACATACCAGTAATAACAGTTGATGATTGGACAGTACAATCGACAACAGCAACCACATGGACATAAATGGCAAATAAGAAATTTTCAGAATTAACAGAAGTTACCACCCCGAATAGTGCATCTATATTTGCTACAGCTTACGATGGGGATAACTTTAAAGTTACACTAACAAACATAGCTGCAAACATGCCGTCTATCACTACAAGTGGCACAGTTACAGGTACAACATTTATAGGTAATGTAACAGGTAATGTTACAGGATCAGTTACAGGTAATGCAGATACAGCTACAGCACTAGCTACAGGTCGTACCATAGGTATGACAGGTGATGTTACTTGGACTTCAGCATCTTTTGATGGTACAGGTAATGTAACAGGCACAGCTTCTATAGGAAGTGGTGTTATTGTTAATGCCGATGTCAATGCAAGTGCAGCAATAGATGCAAGTAAAATACATGATGGCACAGTTTCTAATACAGAATTTGGATATTTAAATGGTGTTTCTTCTGCAATACAAACGCAGATGGACACAAAGATTACAGCTAGTTCTACAGACACTTTAACCAATAAGACTATCAATACAGCTAGTAATACGATTACAATAGTAGAAGCAGATATATCAGACCTCGGCTCATATATCACAGCATCTTCTACAGACACACTAACTAACAAGTCTGGAAATATTAGTCAATGGACAAACGACTCAGGATATTTAACATCATTTACAGAAACAAATGATTTATCATCAGCAGTTACTTGGGCAAATGTACCTGACGCAAACATAACACAATCATCAGTTACACAACATCAAGCAGCATTAAGTATTACAGAATCGCAGATTAGCGACTTAGGTTCTTACATAACTGCAAGTTCAACTGATACTCTAACTAATAAGTCAGGAAGTAACAGTCAATGGACTAACGATGCAGGGTTTATTACAGCTTCATCTACAGATACACTTACCAATAAATCAGGTAACATCAGTATGTTTACCAATGATTCATCATACTTAACTGGCAACCAAACAATAACATTAAGTGGTGATGCTAGTGGTAGTGGCACAACAGCTATTACAGTTACAGTTGCAGATGATTCGCACAACCATATCATATCTAATGTTGATGGATTACAAACAGCATTAGATGGCAAGGTAGCAGAAACAGCTTCTACAGGTAGTGCTGAGATTCCTGCAGGTACAACAGGCGAAAGAGATGGCTCACCTAGTGCAGGTTTTTTAAGATTTAATACAACTGATACATCATTTGAGGGCTACGATGGTAGTGCTTGGGGTGCAATCGGTGGAGCAGGTGGTGGTGCTACTGGAGCAGGTGGCGATGAAGTATTTCAAGAAAATGAAAGAGTAGTTACAACAAGCTATACTTTATCTACTGGTAAATCTGCAATGTGCGTTGGACCACTTACGATTAACACAGGGGTTACAGTAACAATCCCATCAGGAGAGAGGTTAGTTATACTATAATGGCTGTTATTATAAATGCAGATACATCAGATGGTCTAAAACTAACGAGTGATACATCAGGTTTATTACAGTTTCAAAATAATGGAACTGTCTTAGGAATGGTACAACAAGTTGTATCTACAACTAAGACTGATGCTTTTTCTACGACCTCTACATCTATGACTGATATAACAGGTCTATCAGTTAGTATTACACCTAGCTCGACATCTAATAAAATATTAGTAACAGGAATGGTAGTCGGCAGTCATTCAGCAGATAAACTTTCTTATTACAATTTAGTTCGTGGCTCAACAAATATTTGCACAAGCACAGGAGCTTCAAGTCTAAACTTAACAGTATTTCAAGACACAGAAGCATTTTCTGACTTTGATAGAGCATTACTACATATGCCAATTAATTTTTTAGATAGTCCATCAACAACTGCTTCTACAACTTACAAAATGCAAATACAGACTACCGAGGGAACTGTTTTTGTAAATAGAAGAGGTTTAAACAGTGCTGTAGGTGCAACATCAACAATAACAGTCATGGAGATAGCAGGGTGATAGATAGAGCAATATTAAAAATAAATCCTAATGCAAAATTTTCAGTCAATGCAGATGATATAAATCAAATAACATGGCTAGAGGGTACAACACCTATTTCTACATCTGATATTAATGCACAACTAGGTGCAGTAGAGTTAGATATGGCATTAGAAGATTTAAGAAGAAAAAGAAATAAACTGCTAGCAGAAACAGATTATTTAGCATTATCTGATGTAACTATATCATCTGAAATGACAACATACAGACAGTCGCTAAGAGATATAACAAATGGTTTGACTACAGTTGACGAAATAAATGCAGTAACCTTTCCAACCAAACCAGGAGAATAATTAATGGCTCTCACTTTACATGGAACATTATCAGATAACACAGTAGCTTTAGATAGAAAGACTGCTACTCCATTGATTATAAATGGTGATATGCAAATAGCTCAAAAAGATACAAGTGTTACAGGTGTTACAGGTTCAGGAAATCCTGTTGCAATTGACAGATTTAGAAATAATATATCTAGTTTAGGAACTTGGACTGTAAGTCAGTCTACTGATGTTCCAACAGGTCAGGGCTTTACAAATTCATTTAAAATGGATTGTACAACAGCAGAAGTTTCACCATCAGCATCATCTTATAATACCCTTGCACATAGATTTGAAGGTCAAAATCTACAAATGCTAAAAAAAGGCACGTCTAGTGCTGAAAGTGTAACTGTATCCTTTTGGATTAAGGCAACAAAAACAGGAACAAATATTGTTGAGTTATATGACAATGATAATTCAAGGCAAATATCACAAGCATACACAATAAATAGTGC